AGATGTGTATAAGAGACAGCAAAAGAACAAATCAATGCAGAAGTGAAATTACAAGAAATGTTAGGTAACAAATTAGAAGTGATTCAATTAGGTAATGACATTTACATGTATCTTAATGGTGAATCATACAAAACAGCTGAATTAATTTAATAAAAATCAGAAAAGGGGTTGACAAGTTCAGCCCCAACTGATATACTAAATATATAAATTAAAGGGAGGATATAAAATGTTAGTATCAAAGAAAAAGCATGATTTATTGATTAAGAACTACAATGAGTTAGTAGATGATAGGGATAGATGGCAAGGAAGATGTATTCACCACGCAAACAACCTTGACAGAGCATACGAGGAGATAAACGAGTTAAGAGAAATGATTAGAGAGATTAAGAGAGAAAAGAATAGAGATATAAACAACCTAACATTTGAACGTGACACATATAAGGAAAAATACAAAGAATGGTTTCAAAACTTTATTAAAACAAAAGCAGAACTAGAAAAAGTTGACAAAATTGTTTTACAATATGAACAACGAATTAATGAATTGGAGGAAAAAGAAATGACAAAATATGCTAAAATTACAAAATATTTAGGACCACATAACATTGACAAAAGACTTGGTTTAGAAATTGGTAAAACATATAAAATTGTAGAATATAAGAGTCCTTTAACTGATAATTGCTATATTTATTTAAATGATGAATATCCATACTATTTCATTTCAGAAAGACAATATGAATTAGTAGAAAAAGAAGAAAAAGAAGAAACACCAACTTTTAAAACAACTATAGACTTGAAGTCTAGTGTACAAGCTAAAATTGACTCACTAACAACGGAAGCAGAACACTTATTCAAAAAGCGTGACCGCTTGGAGCAACAGGCAATTAACTTAAGCAAAAAGGCACGCAAACTTAACAAACTGATTGAAACTATCAAAGAATTTGAATAAAACACTTGACACCTACTATATCTGATGGTATAGTAGGTGTATAAGATAACTAAGGAGGAAAACAACATGGCAGTATTTGGTTTATTATTTGTAACAATTGGAATCTGGGGAACTTACAACATTATCAAGTATATTGAGGACTAGGAGGAACAAGAATGATAGGAGATTTTATATTATGGTGTAAAGAGGTATTACGTGAAAACTTTTGTATACATGAGTACGAACCATTTGGCATTTACAAATCATATAATTTAGGCGCACATGAAAAATGCAAAAAATGTGGGAGGTTAAAATGATGACAACCAAAACGAATTATCATATTTGCCTAACAAATAATGAGGTTTTCAACTTATACACAGAAGAACCAATCCTTGTAATGTATGAACAAGCGGTTGAAAATGATGAAAAGTTATTGAAATTGGAAAAACCAGAAGGAATTGAAATTGATGGCGAAATGCAATCCACATTTATCACTATTCCACTTGATTCAATCTTATATGTATTGGAGGATGCTAAATAGTGTCTGATTCAGTAAAGGTTATAGGTTCAATTTGGGCGTCAACTGATGGTCTAAATATCTACAGAATTGACCATATAGACAGACGTGGGTATTTTATCACATTATTAGACAATGAAATAAACATGGTTTCTAAAACATGGATACACAAGCAAGCCACCATGTGTGACACAAAAGCAACCAAAGAACAGAAACAACAATTTGAGGAGGAAACAAAATGAGTAGAATGAGTAATATCAGTGCAATTGAACAAGTGTTAGAAATGATTGAAGGTTATGACGAAAACGCAGAACACAACCACGCTGGCATGAAATTTATCCAAGGTGTAATTTTAGGACTTAGCATGGGTGATGTCATCACTATGGAACAATCCAGTGAATTACGTGAACGATTACATGATGTTTATAAATTGCATAAGGAGGAAACAAAATGAGAGTTGACATGTACACAGAACGTTACTATAAATTTGAAGAACCATACAACGGTGCTACAGTAACCATTGTATTAAAAAACGGTGTACCACAAATGTATGAATATGAATATAAAGATGTACACAACACTTTAGCATATAAATTCACTTGGCTATACAATGTTAAGTATATTGGTGATATTGTAAATGTATGGAATGAAAAACGTTTATTAAAAAAACTAGATGAGGTGGAAAAATGAGTAAATTAGATGCATTATTAGTGGCACTTGTATTGGTAGGGACAGCAAGTGGAATAGTGATTTCAGCAATGATTGTAATTTCAGTTCTAATGGTATTGAAACCAATGGCATGGCTTGTACTTGGATTAGGTGCAATGGTAACTATACTGATTACAATTGGTATATACCAATTTGACAAACATTATCTAAATTAAATATGCTATGATAAGGGAGAAAGTTAAATAAAACAGTTGACTTTCTCTTTTTTAGATGATATAGTAATGTCATAAGATATTTAGGAGGAATAAGAATGTTAAATGAATTACAAAAAGTTGAATATGACCAACCAGTTGAATTAAGGTTTATCAGCACGCTTGAAAAGACTTTGACGCCAAGTAAGCAATATATCAAGGCATTATCAGAATATGAGAAGGACCACAAAGAGTGGGAAGTTGACTTTAAAAATGGTGATGCGGCTAAAAATGCAGAGCCACAACGACCAGAACCAAGTTATGACGGTTTAAACGCAGAAGCCTTGGCAGTTCACATGGCTAAGGTATTACCAGTGCATGCCAGCTCCACAATCGGTTTACCAGTGGTTTACAATCATGACACAAAAATCTATGAGGTTTCAGAAGACAACCTAGAAGCTCGTTTATGGCAAAAGCTTTACAATGAGTTTATGATGGTATACACACCACACTATGCAGAAAATGCAAAGGTTGCTAACCAATTTAGAAATGCAGTCCAAAGAATGGCAAAAAATGCGCTTGCTTCTGGTGCTAACTTACCATTTAATGACAGAATGGACCCAAATAAAATTGCCTTTAAAAACGGAACATATCGCTTTAAAGAGGACACACTAAAACCAACTGTAAAAGAGGACTACCAAACAACAAGGATTGAATATGATTATATTGATAACCCTAAACACAATATAGTTGCTGAATGGATTGAGTACATTTTAGAAGAGGACGCAAAAACACTGTTTCAATTGATTGGACGTATTTTTTACCGCAACCAAGACCCGCAAGCAATGGTATTTGCAACTGGTGAAGGTAGTAACGGTAAATCTCACGTTATGGCATTTATTGAGGACCTAGTAGGTAAATCAAACACAAGTCATGCAACACTCGCTAGCTTGTCAGGTAATAACGATAAATTCGCAAGCTCTCAATTATTTGGTAAAATGGTAAACATTGAAACAGATATGCCAGCACAGCATATTAAACAAACAGGTACACTGAAAACATTATCAGGTAATGACGTTATGAGTGCAGAGTACAAAGGTATTAACAAGTTCACATTTACGAACTACGCACTAATGATTTTCACAACTAATAACATGCCTACATTTTCAGACACTTCACATGGTTTTTTGCGCCGTATTATCACATTACCATTTAACAAGACTATGGGAAGAGATAACCCAACAGATTCAATGTGGCTGGAACGTTCAAAGAATTTCACATATGAAGAAAAATCAGAGTTTATCAGCTACTGTTTACAACAATATAGAAATGTACTATTTGGACTAAATGGAGAAACCAAAGGACACTTCTGGACCAGTGATAATGCAAATAAATTGCGTGATGCCTTTATCCAAGGAAATGACACAATGGCAAACTTTATTGACATGAACGAAATTGAGTTCGTGGAAGATGAAAACTCATTTATCCCAACAAACGAATTATTAGAAGCATATAACGATATGTTAGTTAATGAAGGACTAATGACCGTTTCAGCTCGCAAGTTTGTGCCAGAACTACAACGTAAATCGCAGAACATTGTATTAAACAGAGTTAAAAAACGAGTTAATGGTAGACCACAGTATGTGTTAACCAATATTAAATGGGCTAACAACTTTACTGAAACAGATAATATTTTTTAAAAATAATTTAAAGAAAGTTGACTAAAACAGTTGACTTTCTTTTTTTCACATGCTATACTTAATTCATAAGTTAAGAGGAGGAATTAGACAATGACAACTAAAGAAAAATACGAAAACAAATTAAAAAGATTAAATGAAAGATTTGACAAATTAAAATCAGAAATGATTGAAGCATACGACAAAGGAGATAACGAAAAAGGACATAGCTTGAACGACAAACTAGAAAACATATTAGATGTAATTCTACTAACTGAAACAGTATTAGAAAATTTAAAATAAAAATCAGAAAAGGGGTTGACAAGTTCAACCCCAACTAATATACTAAGTACATAAGTTAAAAGGAGGAAAACAAAATGGACTTTCAAATTGGAACAGTAAAGAAAACACAAGGACAAGTAAAGAAACACGCTTCACAGTTTACACATAAGGAAGAAGAACAAGTATACAACGCACGAGAGCGTGTAAAAGACTTATGGTTAAAGCGTGGTATTAAGATTGGTTTTCACTTACAAGATAAAATCAGAAATGGTGAAACTAAATTTTCATATGAAATGACAATGAAAACCATGTTGAGTAGTACAATTGTAGAGTATAACGAAACAGGCGCAGACAAGCGTATTTTACTACGTTCACACTATTCAAAAAACAAAGAAGTACAGTGTATTGTTGTGTCACTATTAAGTGGTAAAGTAATTACAAGCTATCTAAACAAAGTAGAGGACGTTCACAAGACACTTGACCCAAGACGGTATGACAAAAATTTAAAAATTAATTTACCAAAACACTTGACAAAGTAAAAACAATCATTTATACTAAGTATATAATCAATTAGGAGGAATAAGTAAATGAAACATAAAGGATTAATTATTGGATTGGCAGTAGGATTAAGTTTTTCAGGAAGTACAGCAATGTTGGCAAACAACTTAAACAAGCAGAAATTGAATGAAGCTAAACAAGAATTACACTTATACAAAGAATTGAACGAACGTCAACAAGATATTATTTTAGAATATAAAGTTGTATCAGGAATTGAAGTATCAAGTATCACTCAATCATTAGATAATGAACAATTAATTAACGAATTAGAAAAACGAATTAACAAATTGGAGGATAAATAAAATGAATGAAAATATGGAAGTTTTAACGGCAATTTTAGTGGCAAATTTAGTAGGTATTTTAACAATTGTATTCACAACGTCAAGTGACGCTGGTTTAGTATCTTGGTTAGTATCATTCGCATTAACATTCTTAGCAATTCAAACATTTACGGAGGTTGAATAACATGAATTTATTACAAGCATATGAAGTGGTCGACAGTCATTTTTTAGTAGTGAAAGAATCAAATGGTATGACTGCACTAGTAATTGACACAACAAGTGATAAGTCAGTAGCACGATTATTTAATAAGTATAATGAGTTGACAAAGGTATTAAATATCAGTTACAACGAATCATGGGGCGGAATTGAATTAGTGATTGGAGAGGAAGAATAAAAATGAAAACAGAACGCATTATTGCAATTGATAATATTTTGAGTGAAATGGAAAATAATTTCAGAACTAAAGGTATTACACAGGAAGAGATGGAAAAATATTTAACATATGGTACGTTAGCAATGTTAGGACTATTCAGCCAACAAGGAATTGACGTAGAAGAAGGTATTGAACTTATAACAAATATGTTACAAGGTAATAAAAAAGGTGGTTCAGTACGTGAAACAAGAAGCTAAATTCAGTAGAAAAGTTGTAGATTATTTGGAATCTAAAGGTGCAGTAGTAAACGTCAATACGGCAACCATATATGACCGTGTTGGTCGCTCTGATGTTGAAGCGTGTTACGAAGGTCACTATATCGCGTTAGAACTCAAAACAGGTAACTACCAACCTGATAAATTACAGATTAGATATTTACAAGATGTTAGGAATGCTGGTGGGTATGGACTATTATTAAGAGACAAGTTAGATGATTTGATTGAATTATTAAATTATTTAGATAATTGGGATGAGGTAGACTATATTGAGCCTGATTTACCAGAAATAAATTATGACGAATTGGAGATTGACTATGATTGAAGAATGGAAGGATATTAAAGATTATGAAGGTTTATATAAGGTAAGTAACTTAGGTAGAGTTAAAAGTAACTATAAAGGACTAGAACGACTATTGAAACCACTTTCTAAGAATAACGGTTATTTATTTGTAATTTTATATAAAGATACCAAACCTACAAAATATTATGTCCACCGCTTAGTAGCAAAAGCATTCATTCCAAACCCAGAGAATAAACCACAAGTAAACCATATTGACGAAGATAAATCAAATAACATGGTTTCTAATTTAGAATGGGTAACAGCTAAAGAAAATATGAATCATGGTACACGTGGTTTAAGAGCTGGCATATCTAACGGGAAGAAAATCAAAGCAATTGACATTGCAAATGGAGAATCTAATGAGTATTACTCAATAAATGAATGTGCAAGACAGTTAGGACTACATGACCAAAATATCTGTAAGTGCTTAAAAGGTACACGTAGACAAACAGGAGGGTATGTATTCAAATATGAAAACTAAAATTGGAAAAATCACTTTATTACCAAATCAGATTGAATCTATCAAATGTTGGCGTGAAAAACCATTTGATTTATCTGATGCAGGTGTTGGTAAAACATACAGTGCTCTTGGTGCCTACCTGCAATCTGGGTGCAGTAAGTTATTAGTTATATGTTTAGCACCAAAAGTACAAGATTTTGCAGTAGATGGAGGTGAAATGGGGATTGAAATTATAGCGCTAAACAAAGGAACTAATAAAAACAAAGAGTTATTAGCAGAATCAAATAAAGTAGCAATCAGTTTTGAATCCGTTTGGCGTGTGACTGAATTATTGAAATGGGTTGATAAAGACACATTCATTATTATTGATGAAGCACATAAGGTTGGGGTTAGTACTTCTAAGGTTACCAAGTTTGTAATGAAGTTGACAAAGAAAACGAAATATGTTAGACTACTAACAGCAACACCAGTTTCTAATGGTAAGCTAGAGAATTATTATCCATTGTTATATATGCTAAATGTATTCCGCAAGCCTAAAAAAGAGTTTGAGCAACTATTTGTTATTAAGCAAATGCGACAAATGGGTTCTATGCGATTTATGGACATTGTAGGTTATAAGAACGAGCATTTATTAAATGATATGATAAATAGTGTTGCGGTGCGTTTTACACGTGATAAAGACTATTTCCCAGCAGACTATGTGTATAAGACTAAAAAGCCAGCTATGTATGCTAAATTGAAAAAGAACCGCATGTACAAAGCAGATAACGGTGAAGTGATAGAGTTAGATAATAGTAGTAAACTGTTTAACGCACTGCGGTGTGTATCACATGGTTTCTTGTTAGGAATCAATAAACAGGTAAGTAAGGAACCATTTGAACGACTGAACCAGATTCTTGAAACACACAATGACGAACGAGTAGTTATCTTCTACAACTACAATGTAGAACTTGAAATGTTGAAACAAGTATTAGACAAGCTAAAGCGCCCATATAGTCAATATAATGGTGCTAGCAAGGACTTAAAAGCATTTAAAGGTAAAGACAACGGTGTTGTGTTAGCACACTACAAATCAGCTTCTACAGGTATTAATGACTTTGTTATTGCCAATGTGACAATCTACAATTCAATGCCTTTAGAATCAATCAACTATGAACAATCTAAAGCACGTACAGACCGATATGGTCAAACTAAGAAACCACTGTACTATCACATTGTACCTGAAACACCAACAGAGAAAAAGATTTTTGAAACAGTTACAAACGGAAAAGACTTTACTAATGAAGATATTGAAAACATTTTAAAATAAGTATTGACATCTACTATATCATATGATATAGTAGATACATAAAATAAGAGGAGGAAATAATATGTATATTGTAAACGTTATAGATTTTGAAACTAGAACACTAGCTTACCAATCAGAAGTGTTCACTACAAAAGAGTTAGCAGAGGATTATATGGCGGAAGTGATGGAGAATACTCATGGACTTGATGTTCTTATTATTGAAGTAAATAGTTATAATTTAGAAACAGCTAAGATTGTAGCATATTCATAGGAGGATAAATAATGGAACTATTAAGACTTAGAAAAAACGGTAAAGCACCTTTAGTTGCTGGCTCGTTTAATGGTGAAGATAAAGTAGAAGTGAAGAAGTGGGTTGCAGAAGGTGGCAACTATGGTATTTTAACAGGTAAAATTTCAGGTATTGCAGTGATTGATATTGACACTCATAAAGGTGTTAGTGGTGCTGATAACCTCAAAGAGTTTTGCGAAAAGTATGATATTGAATTACCAGATACTAAAACAGTTGTGACACCAAGCGGTGGTTTACACATGTATTACAAGCTACCAGAAAAGTATAATGATGTTCAATTCATTCAAAACCACAAGGAACTTGAAGGTGTTGACTTCCAAACACATGGACGGTACGTTGTTGGGTGGGGTTCAACAATTGAAGGTGTAAAATATGAAGTGATTAACAACCAACCAATCGCAGACCTACCCGCAAAATGGTTTGATATTTTCACAGATAAAACAATTCAAAAGAAAAATAAAAAGCGTGAGCGTAAATTCACAGCAAACTTACTTGGTGATATAATTGCTGGCTGTGATGAAGGTGGTCGTAATAATTTCCTAACTCAAATTATTGGTAAGTTATTCGCAACTGGATTGGAACATGAAGAAGTGCGTGTGTGGGCATTATACGTTAATCAGATATCATTAAACCCACCACTGTCAGAAGAGGAGGTATTAAGAACATATGAATCAGTACGCAAACGAGAAATTAGAAGAATGGAAAGAGATTGATAATTTTGATGGGTATTATATATCTAATAAAGGTAGAGTGTATTCAGAAAAAAGAAATATTTTTATAAAGTTAAAAGTAGATAAAAACGGTTATAAGCAGGTTAAACTATCAAATAAAGGTAAAAAATACTACTTTCAAGTTCACCGCTTAGTAGCAAAAGCATTCATTCCAAACCCAGAGAATAAACCACAAGTAAACCATATTGACGAAGATAAATCAAATAACATGGTTTCTAATTTAGAATGGGTAACAGCTAAAGAAAACTGTAATCATGGTAGTAGGAATATTAAAGTTAGCGCAAATAAACGCATTAGAATAAGATGTATTGAGAATAATACTGTATATAATAGTATGTCTGAATGTTGTAAAAGTTTAAACTTAAATATATCATGCCTTAGTTCAGTATTAAACGGGAAAAGTGAACACACTAAAGGTTTCACATTTGAAAGGATTGAAGATAATGAATAACGCTCATATGTTTAGAAAATTGTTCCCAAATGGTTGGCTTATTGATGTAAAGCACAATCCAAATGGGTTTGGTGATATGTATAGTACAAATTATAACTATTCAGTAATGATGCAACATGTACCAAGTGGATTTGTTAGATTTGAAAATATTGAAACGGCGCAAGAAGTTTTTCAACTTATCGCAAAATATGCAAAATAAAAAAAGCCAACTCATACGAGTTAGCCTAAGATAGTCTAGGGTAGGAGGAAGTACCCTTGCTATAAATATATTATATCATAAAATAAAAGTTTTGTGTTGACAAATAAACGTCAATATGATACAATTATAATTATAAAACATTAGGAGGAATTTAAATGAAATTACATGATGGAATGTTAGTAAAACGCAAAGATAATGGGGCTAAAGGTGTAGCACATAAACTTCAAGGTGGTATGTGGAAAGTCAAATATCATGACGGAACACACACATATACTACAGAGAGTGCTTTTAAAAACCTTTTTGTTATTCCTGAATTAGAAGTTAATTTTGAAGATTCAAAATGTGATGGTGTTGAACCTGATGTAGAAGTTTATTTTGATGATTCAAAACATGATTCAGATTTGATTGACAATCAAATTCATTACACAGTTAACGGTATTCAACCAATTCAAATAATGAAAGCTAACATGACAAAAGAAGAATTCAGAGGTTTCCTAGAAGGAAATATTCTAAAATATCCATTACGTTATAAACACAAAAATGGACTAGAGGACCTTAAAAAAGCAAAAACATACCTAACTTGGCTGATTGAAGATATTGAAGAAAGAGGGTTGTAATATGGCTATGGAAAACGATTTAGTACGAGTATTCAAAAGAGATGTAGGAGATTATAAAAAGATTATGTTGTATTGCAATTCGTCATTAAGTGAACAAGAATATCTTGAAGTAACGCAGTACCCAGATGGAGATTGTGTTGTATATCTAAATAGTGAATACAATGAAGAAATAACGTTAAGTAAAAAACAACTAGAAAAACTAATGGAGGAACTTAAATGATTGAAAAATTTGAACCATTGTTTGAACCGTATGAGAGATACGCAGTTTCAAACATGGGATATGTGATTGACCGTGACACAGGTTTAACGGTATGGAACTCATATGATGACAACGGCAAACCATATGTAGTATTAGAAGGCTCACACAACAAGACACGTAAATTTTTTATTGCTAACTTAGTAGCTGAATCATTTGTACTAAACAAAGATAATCTAGGCTACCTATATTATAAAGATGGTGATGTTAATAACACGCACTCCAACAACCTTGGGTGGGCTATTAACCCACAAGAAGGTAAACAACGCGTGGCACGCCCACTGCGCAAAAAAGTAGAAGGTAAACGTCATAAATTAATTATTGAAATTAATAAAGCGATTGACAAAGATAAATGGGACACTGCTAAACGACTTGGTAAAGAGTTATGGGAATTAGAAGGTTTTAATTGGGAAGGGAGGAATACACCAGCTCAATATTAGGTGTATATATTATGATTGAAGAATGGAAAGATATTAAAGGATATGAAGGTTTATATCAGGTTAGCAACTTAGGTAGAGTTAAATCATTAGAGCGTATAACTAATATGAAAGACGGACGTATAAGAACTGAAAGGGAGAAGATATTAAAACCTATCAAAGACAAACATGGTTACTATAAAGTAAGACTATACAAAAAAGATGGTAAGAAAGAGTTTAAGATACATTCACTTGTATTATTTACATTTGTAGGAATACGTAAGGATGGTATGGTTGTAAACCATATTGATGAAAATAAATCAAATAATTCACTATACAACTTAGAGTATATTACACAAAAAGAAAATATAAATCATGGTACAGGTAATATCAGGAGAAGTAAAAACCAACCAAACAGTATAAGATTAAAAGCAATGAAAAATGGTATTTATTTAGAATTTAACTCTATAACACAATGTGCAAATAATCTTAATTTAAACATTTGTCACATAAGTTCTTGTTTGAGTGGAAAAAGAAAAACGCACGGAGGTTGGCAATTTGAGCGCATTTAACTATGATATTCATTACACAGGTAGTAAAGGAAATTCAGTATCAATATATACTAATCAATTTAATATATTAGTTGATGCAGGTAAGCCTTACAAATTTATAGAGCCATTACTATATGAAAAACATTTTTTAATATTTACGCACAGACACGGTGACCATTTCAAACCAGCAGTATTTAGAAAAATACGTGAGAACTTCCCAAATATTAAAATTCTAGCAAATGAAGAAGTAAATAATTTAATGTTTGAAAAAACTAAAATGGGTGCAGATGTTGTTTTTAGTGATAACTTTCAATTTCAAATTGGTACAATGAAATTCACAACTATTCAGAACTATCATGGTGCTGGTGAAGAATTAGTTGACTGTCATGGATTAATTATTGAAGATATTGAATCTGGTGAAGTATTATTATATGCAACTGATTTAAGCACTACAATAGATTATCAGGAATATTTAGATAAAAACTCTTTACAAGTAGACTACTGTCTGTTAGAATCTAATTACAATCCTTTAGTAATTGAATTTTATGAATTAACAAAAGCGCACACTGGTTTTGATATTTTTAGTAACGGTTCATATCGTCACTTAGCTTCAACTGAACATAAAGAATTTACAGAAAAGTATTGCAAAGCAGATTCAATTGTGGTACCATTACACCAAAGCGAAACATATTCAACTTTTGAAGGACTAATAAAACGTACTAAAAAATCAGATAACAAGATTACAGAGAAAGAGGTGAAAGCATGGTTGGAGAAAAAGAAACATATTTAGATATAAAAGCTTATGAGGGATTATATCTAGTTAGTAATTTAGGTAGAGTTAAAAGAAAATATATTGATTCAGAAAGGATATTAAAAGGGTATGAAAACGAATGTGGATATATAGTTGTTTGTTTGTCTAAAAACGGCAAATCTAAGAACTTTAAAGTTCACCGCTTAGTAGCAGAAGCTTTTATACTAAACCCAGAAAACAAACCAACCGTAAACCATATTGATGAAGATAAAACAAATAATAAAGCTGACAATTTAGAATGGGCTACAATGAAGGAACAGAATAACCATGGTACGAGGAATAAACGCTCATCAAAAACGCAAGGAATGAAAATAAAAGCAATAGATATTGCAAATGGTGAATATAATATCTACAACTCACAACAAGAATGCGCTAAGAGACTGAACATTATGCAATCAAGTATTAGTCAATGTATTAAAGGAAATATGAAACAAACTGGAGGTTATATTTTTGAAAAAATCACAAATGAGTTATAAAACGTTACTGATGTTAGATTATGGTTATACTGTAAATGACCTACTAAACACATTAGAGGAACGAACAGACCTAATTAAAATGGGATTCACATTTAACGAGATTTTCAAAGCTAAGTGGTTACGATTGAAAGCGGAGGACGAACGCAATGGAATTTGAAATTGCAATTAAAACCAATGGTGTTCAGTCAATCGAATTTGCAGACTACGAAAAAATACTAAATGACGCGCAGAAGTTGGCTGATAAAATGAAAGAGCAAGAAGTTACAGAAGAAACAATCAAAGAGAATAAAAAGTTAGTAGCTACAATCAATAAACGAATTAGAGAACTAGACACACAACGTAAACTAGTAAAAAGTGAAATCATGACACCTTATGACGAACTAAACGAAAAAATACAGACTTTAAAGGACGTACTAAAGGAAGGTATAGAACATGTTAATGTACAAATTAAAACATTCAACGAGCAAGAACAAAAAGAACGTACATTACAAATTGAAGAACTTTTCAATAAGTACCAAGCTTCATATAATGCGCCACAATGGCTATCTTTTGATAAGTTCATTGCAAAAAACAGAAGTTTAGTAACTAATAAAGCAACCTCACAAAAAACAATCACACAAGCAATTGTGATGTATTTTGAACTGTTTAAACAAGACTATTCAGACTTGAAAGAACAGGTAACAGACAAAGATGACCGCATGGCAATACTTATTGCATATTCAAGAAATGGTTTCAATATGAATGAAGCTATTGAAGAATTTAAAGAAATGAAGTCAGAACGTGAACGACTTGAAAAGGAACAACAACGAGTAAGAGAAACAAAAGTTCCTGACATTGTAATTTTAACAGGAAATGAAGATAAAGTTGTTGACAAACCAATTGAAGTGAGTTATACTAATATTAAGGTTAAGACATCAGACTTAACCAAACTAAAACAATTAGGAATTGAATGGGAGGAAATTTAAATGATTATCAAAGAAGATGTATTGCGTTGCACGTATTTTCCAAAGGATTTAAAAGAAGGAAGTATCACATTTAAAAAACTGGTAGAGCGCAGAAATAAACACAATGCCCCAGAATTTGACTTTGATGGTACTACGTTTTATGTTGAAAGTATGGAAGTAGAATATGAAACAAATGAGTTCCACGTTATGAGGGCTATTATTGTAAAAGAAGCAAAAGGCGGACAGTCAATTGAGAAATTTAATCTTGAAGTGGATTATAACGCAAACACAATGACATTGGAGGAAATTTAAATGGCTGAATTACCATTATGGAAGTTACACACATTAGAAGGTAAAAAAGAAGTACTCTTTATTAATGGAATAGCAACATATGGTGAGAGTTATATTATGATTGATAATGTACGTTTTGGATTTATTGAGTTTACAATGGTTAATAACTATGACGAGTACACTCTTAAAGGTACTGTATACGAAGCTGGTGATATTGAATTAATTAATATCTTCATTAATTACAATCAACGTTATATTATTTTAGGAAAATAAGGTACACAAGTTAGGGAAAGTATGTTATACTATTTAAGTAGTAAAAAAAAAAAATAAAAACAAATTATTGGAGGAATTTTATTATGTCAGAAAAAACAAAATTAGTTATCGTGAGTGTAGAGGATTCAGAAATTTCAACTAAATTACAAGTGGCAAAATTAGACTATTCAGAAATGTATGACGCAGTAGCATACAAACAACAATACAACAAAGATACTGAAAAATGGGAAGATTCAGAAGAAGCTATGAAAAAATATAATGAAGCACTAGAAGTTGCTGGCGGTTCATTTGAAGAAGATAATGAAATTGAACTATTTGTTGATGAACAATCAGGTAAAGCATACTTTACAGAAGGGTCTGGCTTTATCAAAATTGAGAAACCACTAGTTAGCTTAAAACGTATTAAGAAAGCACCAATTGTTGCAATTCAAGATTCGCCTAAGTGTCGTTCAGTAGTAATTGAACATAAAGGTAAACATTACGCATTTAACTTTAATACAGGTGTATGGTTAGAAAAGAAAAAACAATTTATTCCAAACAAAGCAAAAATTGCAAAAGCAAAAGTACGCTTCAACGAAGTATTTGAAGATGTGGGTGTGGATTGGGACAATGCAAAAGAAAAAGCAATTGGAATGGTTGTTGACGTAACAGTTAAAAAAAATGAATTAGACACAACAAGCAACGTTGGTTGGTTAGAAGCGTTACCACTTGACCCAGATGACCAACCAGAACAAAAACCAGTTGAAGAAGTTTATCACTCAATTGACATTACAGCTGATGATTTACCATTCTAAAATATTTAAAGAAAGTTGACTAAAACAGTTGACTTTCTTTTTTTCTCATGATATACTTAGTTCATAAGATAAAGAGAGGAAGTAATACAAATGACAATCAAACAAATTCAAGAATACGCTAACCAATACGGAAACACAGTAACAGAACAAGAGATTAAACAATTTTTCGCAGAACACAACGGACAACCTAGCGCAATGGACTTAGCAATTTTCGTTGGCGCAATGAATGAAGATGGAACAAGAAATTAAAATAAGAGTAAGAGAGGTAATGAGAATGAAAAACAGATTCAAGATAGGACAATACGTAGAACTTAAAAATGACAATCACAATGGTATTGGTAGTAAAGGTGATAAGGTAGTTATACTAGCTAAACTATTTAAACTAGTAGATGGTGTAGATCTTATCTGTAGATTCTCTAATGGGTGTACAGAAGGTTTCTTACAACGTGAGTTGAAATTAGCAACAAAAACACTTGACAGAATCACATTAATAAAGTAGAATAATAGTATAAACAAATTGGAGGAATTAACACATGAAAAATATTGCAGAATTTAAAAAGGCACCAGAACTAGCTGAAAAATTATTGGAGGTATTCAGTAATCTAAAAGGTAATTCACGAAGTCTTGACCCAATGAGAGCTGGTCAACATGATGTGGTTGTGATTGAATCTACCAAAAAGTTATCAGCAAAAGGAAAAGAAATGAAAGTAGTTAAAATGCGGTCATTAGAAGATGGTAGGGACGTTATAAGCTACATCATGAAGTTTCGTAAATATGACTGGGACAAATGGAAAAATGTTGAAGTTGGTGACCGTTTATTAATTGATTTAAAATTTAGCAATGGTTTTGCTACAGTCAAACCTATTAGAAGTATTTCAAAAGGTAATGATACACCATTTAAACCAAGTGAAGCATTAACAAAACAAACCATTTTATTATTTGATATTGAGATTTTTAAACATGATAGTTTATTTATATTTCGTGATTACTTCACCAAAGAATGGTTTATCATTAATAATGACCTTGACGAATTACGCAAGTTTTATCTTGAATACCGTGATTCAATGTTTATTGGGTATAATAATGCGTCATATGATAACAATGTAATGCGTGGGTATTTACAAGGCAAAAATGCTTATCAGATGTCTAAGACAATTATTGAATCAGATAATAGAGGTCTAGTTTATAAGATGTTTGATAGCCATAAAACACCATTGTTTGGAATGGACCTGTACCAAGATAACAAAGGTTTTAGCTTAAAAGAGCATTCAGCATTCTTAGGTATCAACATTAAAGAAACAGAAGTAGATTTTGACATGGATAGACCATTGACAGATGAAGAAAAAGAGAAAAACGTTGCATACTGTATGAATGATGTATTAGCAACTGAAAAACGTTTTGAACAAAACATTGGTATGTTATTGGCTAAAGCAACCATTGCTTTAATGTTTGACATGGATAAGACAGACCTATTACAAACCAATGCTAATTTAACAGCTAAGTTACTTGGTGCAACTAAACAAGAAGTTAGACCAGACTTAACAGACCCATTAGAATTAGATAAACGATTAAACATTAATACAAAAGAAATTGCAGAAGCATATCTTAACCATGAGTTTGAACTAAATGAAGATGGTAAATTAAATGTGTCATTAGAGTACACGGACGAAGATGGATATACAATGATTTTTGGTAGTGGTGGTGTACATGGTGCTAAAGCCAGTTATATTCACATTGGAATGTTCCCAATGCGTGACTGGGGTTCATTATACCCAAACACAATGGAACAATTCAACTTACTATCAAGAAATATTCCAAAGGATAAGATTCACCGTTATGGTGACTTGCTAAAACAACGTATGGACGCTAAGTATTCAGGTGAAGAAGTGGCAAACATTAAAGGTGTAGAAGTACCAACATATGTAATGATTAACGGTATCAAGTTACCATTGAACACTAAGTTTGGTGCTACTGGTGCGCAGTTCAATGGTTTATATGACCCAAGAAACCAATTCTTGGTTTGTGCAACTGGTCAATTGATTATGACAAACATGTATGAATTAATTAAAGGTAAGGCACAGTTCATTCAATCAAATACAGATGCACACGCATATATTCCAAACAGTGAAGCAGATGACAAAGCTATTGATGAAGCTTTAGATGAATTTGCTAACAAGATTGGGCTAACATTAGATAAGGATATGTTCCGTGAAATTTGGCAAAAAGATGTAAATAACTACATTGCAGTACAACCAAATGGAAAAGTAAAAGTAAAAGGTGCTATTGGCTTAACAGGTGGCATGAAAGTGTCAAAAGCGATTGTATCTAATGCGTTCATTAATTACCTAGTAGCTGGTAAAGATTATAAAGACTTTATCAATGAATGTAATGAACTAAGACAGTTTCAAATTATTACTAAAACAGGTTGGACCTTTGATAGAACGGTTGCACGTGATAGTGAAGGTAATGAGTTCAACGCACAGAAGGTTAACCGTGTGTTTGCAGTAAAAGACAAAACTAATGCAGTAGAATTGTTTAAGGTCAAAGAAGGTCAATTATTAGATATTGAAGCTGATGAATTTAAGGATAACATTTCATATACAAAAGGACTGGCAAACGCACCAGAATACTACACAATCAGTAATGAAGCGATTGGCGAAGGTATTACAATTGATGAAGTTGACAAACAATACTATATTGACCAAGTAGAAGATACTCTTGAACTATGGTTTGGTGAAAATTGGAAAGAACGTATTGAACAAGCACATCATGAACGAGAATTACAAGGATTCAAACCAGTGGAAGTAAAAAATTATATTGACTAAAGTATTGACAAACGATAGGTAAGGTGATATACTTTACCTATCAATAAATAGGAGGAATTTAAATGAACGCACTTGAAGTTAAAAGTGTAAAAGAATATACTGTTTTACCAGTACCACGAAATGCAATTCGTGATTTTATTGAAGAATGGCACTACACACACACTCTATAAATGGTCTACAATCATCATACTGTTTTGGTCTATATTGTGGTAATGAATTAATTGGCGCTATGATATATGGTGGCTTAGGTATGGCAAATGTTTGGAAGAAATACGGTGAAACCAAGGAGGAAGTTTTGGAACTTCGTAGACTATGTTTGATTGATGATACTAAACGTAATGCAGAATCGTACTTCATTGGTAAAACATTGAAATGGTTACGTATGAATACAACTGTAAAAACTATTGTAAGTTATGCAGACCCAAATCATGGGCATGAAGGTATCATTTATAAAGCAACAAACTTCACGTTAGTAGGAAAGACAACTAAAACTAAAGTTATAAAATACGGTGATAAGACATATCATGATAAAGCAATCAGAACGAAATACAAAGGTAAACTGAAACCATTTGCGCAACGACTAGTTGATGCTTTAAACAGTGGTGAAGCTTATTATATTGAACAAGAACCTAAAAATATTTATGTAAAGGAATTGATTTAAATGATTACAGTATATACTAAAAACAATTGCATGCCTTGCAAAATGACAAAACGTAAATTACAAGAGTTAGGAGTTACCTATAAAGAAATTAATGTAGATGAAAATTTGGAAGCATTAGAATTTTTAATGGAATACGGATTTCGTTCTTTACCAGTTGTGTTCAATGAAAATGGCGCACCTATGGTAACAGGTGGATATGCACCAAATATCTTAGAAACCATTGTTTCATAGGTGCATTCTAAGCACGTTTCAGATTCAAAGTAAGGTAATTATACATTAAAAAGCAAATAAAGACACCCTATATAGGGTGTCTTTTGTGTTTTATTGATATAATAAAGTGTTTTTGTTTTCAGTGAATAACCAAATGAACTCTTCTGGTAACTGTACATGAGATAATGTATAACCACCGTAAGGTGTTTGCTCTTGCACTACACCTACAGAATTAACTTGGAAATTGAAGTAATCACCTACAGAAAGAACTTGGTCTTTGGTTGGTTGCCCAGTAGCTGGGTTTACTTTATCAACAACACTAACTGGAATACCGTTATCAGTCCAATTAAAGTCAATTTTACCTAAATGTTCGTTATAGATTTGCCACATTCCGTTTACATATTCCAACCCATCAACTCTATAGTTAAAACGTTGTTTTTGAGGTGTTACACTTGGTTTAGATGGTTTGTTAGGTGTTGCTGGGTTTGACGGCTTAGAATCACCCTGAACACCATTTGCTAAGTCTTTAGCAAGTTGTGCTTTACTGATTCCCATTTCTGCTAAGTAACCATATGGGTCTGTGTGGTCACCCCATACATAATCTGATACCCATTTATGAGAGATAACACCTTTTTCCCAAACAGAAGAACCTTGGTCAAGTGTCATAGGAATACCAAACTTTTTACCCATGTCCCTTGTATAATCAATGTATGCTTTATAGTTCTTTTTGAACAATTCCTTATCATGTGTATGTTGCAACTCAATTTGAATAGGTGCATATGGATTTGCATTACCAGCTCCCCATGAAATGTTGCCTTCTGGTGCAATCTTATAAACAATACCACCATCACCAACGATAGCTGTTGTATGTGCGTTAAACCAGTTATTTTTCATGTACGTTGCTTCATTTCTTCCTGTGGCACGTTCATTAGCAGTTTCATGTAAGATAATCTTATTAGGTACTGCAACCTGTCCTGAACCTTCCCAAGGACTTAAATTGAACTCGTTATTAACTTCATATGCGTTAGCTGTTTGCATTCCAGCAAATAAACCAATGGTTGCTAATGCACCAAATAAAATACCTTTTAATTTCATACTTATTTATCCTCCTTATTGTCTTTAATACCTTTTGTGGTTGGGTCTATAACTACTCCTAAAATACTTAACACAACGAATACCGCATTAACAACATCAATTAGTTGTTGGCTCAAACCAGTTAGGTTTGATAAGTCTAATCCAAAAATGTTTCCCACAACTTGAATCAGAACAATTACTGCTGGAATTAAAGCAATCCAGAACGCTTTGTTTTTGATACGTGTTTTCCAATCCATTTTTAACACTCTCCTTATAATATAGTTATAATAGCACCAATAACAGCAACAATGATTGCCCCTGATACAGTGCGTGTTAGCCAAGTTAAACGGTCATTTATACTAGCAATATCTTTCTCATTTTGAATTGAACGGTGATGGGTTTCACTCAATAAATTATTGTTTGCCTTTAATTCATTTTTCAAATCTGGAATACCTTCCAAGTTTGATTCAATTCTAGCTAGTTGCACTTTTATTTCCATAAAGTCCTTATCTTCCATGCCTACATCTCCCTATCTTATTATAATCACCGCCTTTCAGCTACTATTATAGTATAGCATTTAAATAAGGGAAATAGTGTGCTTCACAGGACGATTCTAAGCGTTTTTCAGATTGAAAGTAAGGTGTTTGTACATTAAAATGCAAATAAAAACACCCCTGAAAAGAGGTGTTTTTAACTATAGTAAATCGGAAAGTAACGCTTCTAATTTTGCTAGTCTTTCAGCCATTTCTTCCCTATTTGGTTCTGGTGGTTTATTGGCTTCTTCATCTAAAAACCTTTGGAAATCATTATTTGTATTTCTTGTCAATTCTTTACCATCATAATAATAATTATGGAAGTCAATCAACCCACCTTGCATTGATTTTGCGGTTGTAATATCAATGTCAACCGCAACTTGCCCTTCATTTGGTTCTGTTGAATAACCTGTTAAGAAACCAATTCTATCATTAATCCAAATTTTCAATTCTATCATCCTTTCTACACTGAATATACACCTGTTAACACCCATTTTGCACCATTATTTTGTCCGTTATTTACAGTACCTCTGATAGTAGTTGTTGATACGTATACGTATTTAAATACAGTATCTGTTGCACCGCTACCAGTTCCAGCACCTTGTAACCTCATATTAATACCTTTTCCATTATTAAAGATTGCATGAGCTTTAGGTACTAAGTAATATGTGTAATCCCATGCGTATGGTACACCTGCATTTGTGTCATATGGTTGCCACATGAATAACCATCCGACTGCTACTTCATCCATACTCAATGTTGGTGTTATCACGTCAGTATTAGTTACCCATGAGTTACCACCGTACAACCTGCGTCCAGTATTTGCGAACTGCATTACTAATTCAGCAGTTAAGAAACCACTATTACCTTGTGTATCTAGTAATGACAACCCAGCTGGTGTAAGACTTGCATATTGGTTTACTGAACTGTCAGTATTTAGCACACGTGTGTCAAAACCTTGTGAATATAACCTTGTTGAACCTGTTCTATTTGTTGTTAAGTTATTGTATTCAATTTCCATTTCACCGCCAGCAACTGTTGATACGCCTTCTAATTGTTCGCCAGCTACTGTTGCTTTAAATGTATTCAAAAATTCAGAACCATTGATTGTAGAACCGTTCATTGTGATTGCGTTTAATGTTTCAATGTTTAGCACAGCTTGGTCAATTGTTTGTTCAACCCATTCTGTTTTTAAATCGTCCCAAACTTTATAAGAAGTGATTTTTGGGTTATCTTTTACTTCACGTGTTTCATAGTCACCTAGTCTTGCTATGGTTGGTTGCGGTACTGTTCCATCAACAACCCACCACATATCACCTTGTTTTGGGTTTACTGGCGGTTCTTCTTGTACAAATACACGTGGTATACTTCTAACCTTATTATTTATTTGGTCTGCTAACTTTCTTAAATCATCATTAATACCTGATTCTAAAACAACGAAATCACTTAGTTGTGCTTCAACACTGTCTGTTGTATAATCATACTTCAATTCTTGAACACGTGATTTTAGATATAACTTTTCGTTTTCATCTACTAACTTAATATAGTCACCTACTTGTAAATTGTAAGGTATATTGGCAATGTCAACTTCATATGCAACCAGTGGTTTTCCATAATCTTTTAGATGTTTAACTGCATAGTCACGCAACTTGTTTTGTGCTGTTGTTTCAAACTCTAATTGTTGTTGAAAATAGTTTGATTCGTTGTGCGTTCTTGACCAGTGCTTAACATTCTCTTTGTCGTAAATATAGCCAGTTGCCTTATCTAAATAAAAGCGACCATTTGGGTCTACCCAATTATAACCAACTAAATCAACAGGTTCTTCTTTACCCTCTGGAATACCACCAACTGGTTTTATTGCATTAACCAGTTGGTAAATATCTTCTTTAGTAGTTATTGAGTTAATATCTTTATTAACATAAAGTGTGTGTACTTCATCTGTACCACGCTTCTTCTTAATATCAATATACCTACCTGTTAATTCATTACCTTTAAATGTAAACCTAAAATCAAGTTCTGCATTATCAAATTGCGTTGCTACTGATTGAATACGTTCCAATGCTGTTGCTCCTGAATCCCATTCTAATGCTCTAGTTAGTCCAGATATTTCATTTATACCAACTTTGAAACCACTGCTTGATGTAAATATTTCAATATAGTATTTGATGGGAAATGCTTTTGTTTCCTTGTGTTTACCAACATGTTGGTTTAAAAGGTCCAGTGAAGCATCTTCTAATTCCATACTGCGTGTTTGTGTCAATGGATTGTGTGTTGATTCTAAAATTGTCATCCATTCGTGCTTACCATTTAAGTCTTTATACAAAACATAGTTACCAACTTTGAACACATCTTTAGCAAGTGCGCTTGTTTCTGGTGTAAATGATATATCTAGGCTCATGCGTCTACTTGCAGTTGCTAAACTTATTGTATCCTCTGTTGATGTTACTTTGAATTGAGTACCACCACTAGTTGATACAATATCTAGTAACTTAAATGTCCTATCTGTAATGTAAAAGTCCATACTATTACCTCCTAAATATTTATATACTCATTATAACACAAAAACAAAGTGGTGTAAACCACTTTGTATGTTGTAGGTATGTTATAGGTATGTTTGTTCTAAAATACAATTCACTTCTGGTTGTAGCGCCCATGATGAATAAAAAGGTAGTATCTCATGCTCACCAATTCCTAGTCTAAATGCCTCCCACTGGTTACCAACAACATTCAGTTCATTATTGATAGCCCCATTGATATATACGTTACGCGAGTATGTGTCTAACTCTACTAGGTCACCATCTTTATAATAGTTGCGTACATCTTGTATGTGTTTAACATTTAACCATCTTAATTTAGCGTCTGTCACCATTAACTTATTTGCCATGAAATTACTATATTGTTTAAACCATATTCCAAATTTATCAAGAGGTGATTTATCAGAAACATTATATGTGAATATATAGTTGTCACCAACAATACTATTGTCAGTTTTTGTATTAACACCTTTAATGCTTGCTAACCTCCATTTAATATAGGTTTCAGTGCGTTCTATATTTATTTCATATTTACCTGCGCCAAATTTCTTTTTGTCTAATGTATATTCGTGTACCTTTTTACCCATATACCAACATTCCATTATAGTGTAATTTCCACGTTGCGTTGAATCTCTGAAAAGCGTGTTAATGACTGGATTTCCACTTGTGTCACTAATCATAAATTCTAAATGTGCCATTGCTGGATTTTCTTTGTAATTTAGAAATACAAAACGAATGTTAGCAATAAATGATGCTGTTCTATCGTTTGTTGATGGTGCAGTAATTGGTACAACCGCAGTTGGACCATGCCAAACATCTGTTTTTTCGCTGGTAAACTCTGGTAATAGTGAGTCAACGTCTTTTGTCATGTTTAATGTACCATCAATTAAGTTTGGTGTATCTGGGTTGTTTAGATAATTAGGATATATACTGATGAAACCAGTGTTCTGCA